CATTAGAATTACTCCTTCATAAGTAACATGGAATTTATTTCTTTGTGTCTTTGTTTGTGGCATGGCTGGCAAAGCCAAACAACATCTAGCTTTTTGTCATAATCTTCATGATGGGCCAGCGATTTTGAGTTGTTACACTTTTGGCAAGGCAGCCGCACAAGATCGCCTTTTTTTATAGCCCTTGAAACTGCGTTATGAGCCGCAACTCTTCTTTTATCGGCATTTCTCCACAAGCGATTGACCTCGTTATGTAATTTTTTTCTATGATCCAATGTTGATCTTTTTTTATCGTATTCGCGGTATTTTTCAAGATTGTTTTTTCTGTGTTTTGAGTTGTCATTTTTTGTACACTCTTTACATTTATTAAGGTGACCGTCAGCCATGTATTGATGTGCGTAAAACTCACTTAACAGCTTGACGGTCTTGCACTTAAAACATTCTTTTGAATCGACCATGCTGCATCTCCTGTGCTGTAGATGCAACCATTATAGACCGATTCTAATTAAAAGGGATGTCACTATCCTCGTCATCGTTAGTCTTAGCGGGTCTAGTTTCCACGTCTTTCTGCTGGAACTTTAGGCCAAGATACTTTCCGTCGGAACCCTCGTTTACCCATCCGCTGATCCAGTAATCAATACCGGCTATCGTTGCAGACCCTCGATAATCGGGGTGTTGCTCCTTTTCTTTCTTTTTGTTCTTGCTTAGCGACCCTGTTAGTTCTTTTGGCATAGCTGTTGCTCCATTTGTTCAACCTCGACCAGGAAGTTAGTAAGTTGGATTTCGATAATCTTGAAATCCTCTGGCTTTGGTTGATAGCGAATAACGAATAGTTGCAAGTGCTCAGGCAGCCGTGGATCGAACGACACAAAATCGCACCACTTGCGCCCAGTCACGAGCATTTGAGTAAGCATTTGAGACTTGTACTTTGCTGGCACCTCCTTGGCTAGTAAGTAATCAACATGGGTATTGCTGTTTGGGCATTTGATCTCTAGTAAACCATCGTCGGCAAAGCCATCAGGAGACGCTCCAAGCCATTTTATAGACGGGTGAGTATGAAACCCTGTCTGCTCTACAAAAACGCCTGTATGGGCCTCATAGCAAGCCCTAGCGACGGGTTCTTGCTCGACACCCCATTGCATTGCTGCCGACTGGAATCCTTCGACGGGCAACTTCGTCAGTCTTTCCGTGACCAACTGGATTGCATAGTTGCGCCTGGTCGCAGTGCCTTGCTTTGCAATCGCATCGCTAGCCCTGCTCGCAGTAACGTGTCCCAGCCTAGCCTGATACCACTCAATCGTTCGCTGATCCATGTGTGACCCCTATCGTTTCCTGATGCCGAGCTTTACAAGGTCAAGCTCTGAATCCTTCATTTCGTCGGTCCAAATCAATCCCTTTTCTAGCGCATAGGCCAGAATCTGCTCGACATAGTTAGTAAAAGATTCCGTGTTTAACTCTGTTGTACTCGCTTCGACTTCTTTTAGCTGCCCATTCGGTAACTCGATCATCTCTGAGCCTAAGAATCGAGATTTAGCCCACTGGTGCCAGATTTCCTGCGAATACCGGCCACCGACTAGCTGCTCCGAGCAAGCAGTCAGCAAAGCCCAATAAAAGCGATTCTGAGCCGCTGTTCGAGGTGGCTTGATGATAGTTACCATAAGGCCCAATTCAGCGCCTTGTATGGCCTCTAAAGCCCTTACACGGTCGCTTTCAGTGGTGAGTATGATTCGCATTTCGCATGTACCATTTGTGATTAAACCGAAAAGCGCGTTTAGCACCTTCCTCAAACTTGTTTTGCTTTTCCGAGTACATAGCCTCCAGCAGTCTGCGCCTGAACTCTCCAGCGTTAACGTCAAGCCACATCAGATAACCATCGATGTCTTCAGACAGCAGGAATCGCATGGCTGAGACTGCATCGTCTTGCGGCGTGACTCGGTTAGGAATCTTGCAAGCGTCATCAACGGCTAGCTCAATGACAGCCCAGAGCAATTTGCGGCATCGTTGCGCTTGTATGCTATTGAGTAAATCTTCTTCGAATCGATCAATGTTCATTGTGTCGCCTGTAATAAAAGGCCCATGCGCCTTTGTCAGTCCTGCGCTTAAATAGCTTCGTTTTGCTTATCAGCCGGTTTGCTTCCAATACCCTGATCATCTTGAGCGCGTTTTGTGGCGTACAACCAAACTTATGCGCCAGATCGTTTAGTGATTGCCAATCACTCAGCTCGGCAAGATAAGCCTTTTGAGTCTTTGTCAGCGGTCTCGGCGCTGCCTTGTTGATGAGCAGCTTGCCAAACTGCGCGACAGCCTTTAAGAACTCATCGCGGCCAGAGATAAGCACACCGGATCGCTTAGCAGCATCGAGTATCTGTTGCTGGTTCATTTCTTAACCTCGGTGAGCTCTCGCTTGCGCTTGTCTTTTACTTCTTCGAGTTTCTTAATCATCTCTGGATTGTTCTTGCTGGCCTTGTAAGCCTGCGCGAATATCTGCTTCAAATCCTCCATAGACTCAGCACTAGCTAGCTTTGCAATATGGTCGTTATCAGGTTCTGCGCCATGTTCTACAGATTCTGCACCGTCTGGCAAATCTTCGCCTGCGTAGATGTGCAAGCCAATCCCATGCAGGGCGATAGCCTTAGCCAAGCAACGCTGCATCGCCGTGTTGACCTGGAAAGCATCAGGGTTGGCAATAGGTTGATTGCGATGGTTCATCACCGGAAGCTGGGCGGTGCGAGACACCCCAAAGGCTTTGACCTCGCAAAAGACCATCACCGTATCGTTCCATGTCTGATGCGGTTTGTATTCCCAGCTCGCAGCAGGATCGTGTTGCAACAGCGTATCTACGGCCCAGGCCCAGGATAGATAGGACAGGTTGTTTTTCTTCTCGATCTTGCCGGTGACGTTAATCTGCCTCAATTCGTTGAATTTCATAGCATCCGCCTATCTGACAAAGAAAAACATTAGGACACCCAGGGCAATACCGAGAGCGGCGCACAGCAGCCACTCCACAATCGGATTCGGTTTCTCCAAGTTCGTCTCTCTGTTGTTCCAGCTGTTCTCGCTCATTTCTTTCTCGCTCCTTGTCGTATTGGTAAAGTTGATTGTCTAGCCACCAGTCATAGTCCATGCTTGTGCTCGGTATAGACGATCTTGCAAAAGTCTGCTTCGTTGTAGCAGTCAAAAGAAATCTCTGTTTTGAACGGCGGCACGTTATGCTCGTCGTAAAAGTATTGCTTTAGGATTTCGCAAAGTTGCTCTTTTGTAAGTACGATTTTCATGTTGACTCCAGTAGGGGCCGAAGCCCCTGGTTGTTAAATTTCAATCCAAGCAAGTGTGCTTTTTGCTTTTTCTATTGCTTCATTCCAGTTGGCTACCCAAGTAAATGGGAAGGTGTCAATGTCCTTGGCTTTAGGCTGTCCTGCATATCCTCTTGCAAAACAAAACGAATTTTTATTCCTGGTGATTTTCATCCAGTTGTTTTGGCTGCGGATATATCTGACGTTGCGCTGCAAGTTACACTTTGTGATGACCATTGCGTCCATTGCTACATTGCGCCTTGCTTCTAGTTCTTCTCTTGCTGTTGCCATTTCGTTAGCCCCTGTTTGTTTGTGTCGATGGAGTAATCTTAGGCTTATCAACCCCATAAGACTGTCATCGTGACGACAATTACGACCATTAAGACACCCAAAAAACGCCACTCATCTGTTAGTCCGACTCAGAGATCGCTGGCAGCTCTGCGCGAGCGTGGCTATCTTTGCCAGATTGTCGAGCGTTGGAACCCTCACGCTAGGATTAGACAAGACCTGTTCAACATCGGCGACATTCTGGCAATCAGAGACGGCGAGACGCTGCTAGTGCAGACAACGACGCGAGGCAATGTGCAGGCAAGAGTGAAGAAGATTGCAGACTGTGAGCATCTACCGGCGATTCTGCGAGCAGGGTGGAAGATCGAGATTCATGGCTGGGGCAAGCTAAAAGAGGGCTGGACTTGCAAGGTCATTGAGATGTGATATATTTGGTTTGTTGTCGTAGCAGACAAATGTATTAAGGCCGTTTACTCATGCTCTCGACCCTTGTTGCAAGACTTGGGTTCTGCTACCGAGAGCAGCAGTAAGCGGCCTTTTTTATTGCTTGCAGATAACCGGACTCCACCCGTTAGCAGTGGGCCTGCATGGGCTGCTTGGAGTAATACACCGGAACTTGGACACCCTAAGGCACTTCCGACCCAGACTGTCAGTGAGGTACTGGGCGTAGACCTATCTACAGGGGTGGTAGACATGAGATAGGTCGGAGCGAATCGCTGGCTTCGGCTACGCTAGGCAGGGTATATCTAGAAATGATTCCTGATGGGCGAAGGTGGTGCTTCCACCCTATGGGGATACTATACGCAGAGATAAGCTGATGATAAATAAGAGGAAAGTTTTGGCAAAATCTGGACGCAAGACATGAAATTGATGTTATAGTTTTGCAGCATAGGCTAGGGTAGCTCCCGAAAAGCAGAATTGTCACCTGCCTGCCTTTTGCTTCTTTCAGTGACAGCGACCTTTGACTAGAGGTGATTATTATGAAACGACCATCGTTTCAATTTTATCCAGCAGATTGGCTGCGAGATACCGCCCTCAGATCATGTTCCACTGGAGCCCGTGGGCTTTGGATAGACATGATTTGCTACATGCACGAAGGTAATCCTTATGGACACCTTAAGGTTGGTGAGAAGGTTATCCTTCCAGATAACCTTGCCCGCATGGTTGGGGAAAACCTAGAGGTTGTTCAAGGCTGGTTGGCAGAACTAAAGATTGCAGGGGTCTACGACATAGCCGATGATGGTTCTATCTGCTCTCGGCGTATGATTAGAGACGAAAAACTTAGAGAAATCAGGGCTTTAGGTGGGAAAAAAGGCGGTAATCCAGCCCTTATGGTTAGCAATAAGGTTAACCTTGAGGATAACCTAGAGGTTAATTACGAGGTTAAACAAAAACCAACCCCTTCATCTTCTTCTTCTTCTTCATCTTCAAATAAAGTAGATACTATTACCGTTCAGAGGCCTGAAGGCGTTTCTGAGATGCTTTGGAAATCTTACAAAGCATTACGCAAGCAAAAGAAAGCTCCTCTTACCGTCATTGCATTTGATGGTATTAAGCGAGAGGCTGAGCTGGCTAAGGTAAGTATTGCTGACGCATTGCGTATCTCTTGCGAGCGAGGATGGACAGGCTTTAAGGCTGAATGGCTAGAGAAAGACAGAAAGCCAATCCCAGCAACCAACCTCGACGCAGCTGCTGGCAGGGGTGGCATATGATCGGCCACGACTTTGTTAACTCTCAGCTAATTGCAGGCAAACCCCCTCGAGCCGTTTTTCTTGATCTTGAAGGCAAACCAGATGCTGACGAGCTTTATCCCGTCGTTATTGTTGCCAAGCACGACTTCGATTTTCGTTTTGTGCGCTCTCTGCGAGTCTTTGTCTCAGGCATCGACTCGGAAGCGGTTTACAAGATCGTGCAAGCAGTCTTGCGATTCAGTCCTGCGCGAGTCATTGCGAACTACCTAGAGACCTCACCGGCCATCGTCTGGGATTCGGAGGTAGACGCATGAACATCATTCAAGACCTCGATTATCAAGCCTGGTACGAGTCGATGGAGGCAAGCGTAAAGGTGCGCCCAGTTGCCGACTGCATGGATCAGCTCATCGACGAAGTGCGGCATCCGGTACACGCTCCGAAGATTGTCATGCCTTGGTCTAAGACCGAGGATTTGTTTCGGTTTCGGCCAGGTGAAATTACGGTCTATGCAGGCCAGAATGGAAGCGGAAAATCCATGCTTACAGGCCAGATCGCGCTCGGTCTGATCGCGCAAGGTCAAAAGCTAGTCATCGCATCTTTTGAGATGAAACCGCTAGCGACCCTAAAGCGCATGGTTCGGCAATGGTCGCGGATGTCTATGCCGACTGTCGATCAATACGAAGCCTTCAAAGACTGGGTTGGCGCGAACATGTGGTTTTACGATCAGCAGGGAACCGTATCGCCTCAGCAAGTGCTCGGCGTTGGTGTCTACGCTACCAAGCAATTACAGTGCAAGCATTACCTGGTCGATAGCCTGATGAAGTGCGTAAAGGGCGAAGATGACTACAACGGGCAAAAGAACTTTACAGACGAGCTCTGCGCTTTAGCGCGGGATCAGGACATGCACGTTCACTTGGTGCATCACATCCGCAAACAGCAAAACGATGAGAATCTTCCGACCAAGATGGACCTGAAGGGTAGCGGGTCGATTGCCGATCAGGTCGACAACGTGATGCTGCTGCACAGAAACAAGAAAAAAGAGCGCGAGCTTGAGGCTAACGGCGTGGTCGATCAGTCAATTCCAGACGCCTATTTGGCCGTCGAGAAGCAGCGAAATGGCGAGTGGGAAGGCGTGATAAGGCTTTGGTATGACAGGCAGTCTCAGCAATACGTGGAGATGCAAAACGGATTTGCTATCGACTTTTGCAAGCGGGACTAAAGTATTACGCACATGCTTGAAAAAGCTAGGAAGATTGGATTTCTTCAACAAGGAGCCGCTATGACAAACAAACAGAAAGCATACAAGCTGCTGGAGAAGCTAGCAGCAGAAAATGACTATGTAATCGTTCATTCACGCGAGTTGCGAATCTTGATCGACGACCTCAAAGACTTGCAAGCTAAGGTAAAAGCAGCGCGGCAAGAGCTCATCGACATGACGGGTGACATGGCATGAGCGAAAACAAGAATGCAAAGACACCAACAGATGGTGGGGCAGCGTTTCCCGTCGCACATTCGTACCTAATCCAATCAGGCATGTCCCTGCGTGATTACTTTGCAGGGAAGGCGATGCAAGCACTGGCGCAGCCTGGGAATTATTTTGATGCAACCGCGAAGCAGGCTTACATGATTGCAGACGCGATGCTGAAAGCGAGGGATCGATGAGCAGAAAAGCTATGCAGGTGGCGCTTGAGGCGTTGGAGAGTGATCCAATAAGTCATGCTGGGCTTGTGACCGTATTATCGTCCGGTAAAGGTACGGGTTGCGGGTACACAAACATTAATGAAAACTGGACACATCTTTACAACGCACCACAAAAGCGTGAATGGGTTGGGCTGACGGATGAGGACATGGAAGCACTTTTCTTGAATGAGGACGGTGTGAGGTTTGCCCGATACATCGAAGCCAAGCTGCGGGAGAAGAATCATGGATAGAGAAGACATCATCCGCATGGCGCGAGAGGCTGGGCTTGGTGACACCGGTGTGCGAGGAGCCTTCATTTTCTTTCAACCTGGAACAAATGGGCTTGAACGCTTCGCTGCCCTTGTCGCCGCTGCCGAGCGTGAGGCGTGTGCTTCCATTTGTTTTCAAGAGGGGCCGTCAATAGACGGGGAGCTGATCGCGGAAGCCATACGAGCAAGGGGAAACACATGAGCAGAGAAGCTATGCAGATTGCTTTAGACGCGCTGGAAGCTAATTTAGGCAATTGGGCGGCAAAAACAAAAGCTGTTGAGGTATTGCGCCAAGCACTAAAGACAGAGCAAGAGCCTGTAGCGTGGATGACCCATACCGATGACTTGATACCACTTTTTCACAAAACAAGGGCATCTGCGCTGAATTGGCAAACACAACCGACACCGCTCTACACCGCACCACAAAAGCAATGGGTTGGGCTGACATTAAATGAAGCAGAAGATTTCTATGATAAATACACCGACAGAGCGGAGCTTATAAACGCCATAGACAAGTTCCTTATGGAGAAGAATCATGGACATTGAAAAGATTAGGGTGCGGATCATGTCCGAAGCCTATGACCTCGCAGACCGAGGCGATCACGAGGGGTACAACGCGGTCAAAGTGATGTGCAGTGACGTATTAGAACTGATTGGCAAGCAATGGGTTGGGCTGACTGATGAGGATTACAAAGAGCTAAGCAAGATCGCCTTTGTCGAAGTCATTGAGAAAATCGAACGGGTATTGAAGGAGAAGAACACATGAAAACCAAACAAGAAATTAAAGAAGAAATTATTGAGTTGTATGCCGCACAAAAAGCATACTCTGAAATTGTGGAATTTGCTCACAAACAACGGGTGGATGCGATGAAAAAAATGATGGCATTGAATCAAATGTTGAAAGACATGGATGACGAGGAGAAGAACACATGAATAGAGAACAAATTATCCGCATGGCGCGGGAGGCAGGGCTTGATCCTGACCTTTGGAATTACACCGATGCTTTTGAACGCTTCGCTGCCCTTGTCGCCAAGCATGAACGTGAAGCGTGTGCGAAGGTGTGTGAAATCTTAGGAGCTGAAGATGACAGTTTTTATGCTGAATTTTCAAGAGCGAAAGACTGCGCCGCTGCCATACGAGCAAGGGGTGAGAAATGAGTGGCGATCACAATATTCACCAAAAGGCACGAATGGAGCGAGACCCAGCAGGATTAGACCAGCATTCACCAGGCGCGAAGTTAGATGCAGGCAAGATTAGACCGACGCTGATTTTTAACTCGATGTATAGGGCTTTGCTAGCGGTTATCGATGTAGGCGAATACGGTGCAAGAAAGTACACGGTTGATGGCTGGCAGTTTGTTGATGCAGGATTTTCGCGCTATACCGAAGCCATGTACCGCCATTTACTGGCAGAGAACGACACGATGCACGATGAGGCGACAGAGCTTTTACACGCGGCGCATGTGGCTTGGAATGCTTTAGCTAGGCTGGAAATATTACTGAGAGAGATCGAAGCAGGGGAGCGAAAATGAGCAAAGTAATTATGGAGTTGGCTTTGAAAGCCTTAGATGCTGGCGACACCGAGGAAGCCAAGCAGATTTTGAAAGAAGCTGTTATGCCCGACATTCATTTCGTGAGCGACACTGACAGGCTCTACTATCGTTATCTCAAGAGTCGCGCAGCTTGGGTTACGGCGGAAGCTATTAGCAAGCATTTCATGGTTACCAAGAGCGCAGCTCACACGCACTTAAAACGCATGGTCGACCGTAATCTTGTGTTTACCGAAAAGCGCATGGTCAAATCTAAGTGGGTCTTGTACTTTTGCACAGGCGATGTGAGAGAGCGCGAGTCTTACAAGCCACAGCTCGAAGCATCGCAGAAGTTTTTAGACTGGATTGAGGTTCAAGACAAAGAAGTTACCAGGCAACAGATCGCAGACGGTTGCAATGTCAGCTATGGCAGCTTAACGCCACACATTAAACTGCTGTTGGAAAAAGGCTTGATCGTCGAGACGGTCAGTTCTAACAAGCGAGGCGGGGTAAGGAAGCTATACCTATCGAAGAAGTCGTCAACCTACTCGTTTAACAATCCTTTCAATTTGAGGGTTGCGTGAAGGACTACACAGCCGGTAACGCTATCTGGCGCACAGCGACCGAGCAAGAGCCACCGCTAGGCGTAAAGATGCTGCTGCTAAATCCTGGTGGCGTTTGCGTTATTGGCACATGGAGCGACTGGGCTATTGCCTGGGCTCCACTTCCAAAGGTTCCAGACCATATTAAAGGGATGCTATGAACTTCAAAGAGATTGCAGCGAAGGCGGTTACAGATGACGTAATTGACCAGGCTAGGCTTTCGAGTGCATTGGAAGAGCGAGCGCTGGCGATCATCAACCAGTCAAGAGAGTTACATAAGCGATCTATCGAGCTGCGCTTGCAAGCCGAGGAAATCTTGAAAGAGATTCGGTACGGGCTATGAAGAAGAAGCGAGCGATGAAAGCGATCACCGAGTGTTGGACGGATCAAGAGGAGGAAGAGCTCGCGTTCATTACTCGATTGCAATCAATGAAAGGGGGGGTAGGTATGCCAGAAATGCCAGAAAAAAAACAGGGGGCACTCTGTAAAAAAGCGATGCAACAAGCCTTGGTGGTTATCAGGCGAAGCGATCAGGTGCGGACGGTTAGCGATCTTGCTAACAAGAGTTTGGCGATAGATTTGCTAGAACACGCGCTTGCTTCTTGCGAATCGTGCAAGCTAGGGCATAATGGTGGCTGACTCCTCCTGTTGGTTTTCCCGCCAAGCGCGGGATTTTTTTTGGGCATGACATGAATATTCTGACATCAGAAGATCAGCTAAGGGTGGGTAGGGCTAGTTCGGACATCCTGAAAATTGCGAGAGAGTTGCAGAAAGAATGCTCGCCTTGCAATCCAGACCGCAGGCGATTGCAATTTCTAGCGGCGTACCTCATGGACAATGCTAGCCAGATCATGTGCATAGCGGTGAAGGACTAACGTGCTTGAGCTGTTTGGCAAGGCTTTCATAACCGCTGCGTGGCTAGCTGCATTTGTTGTTGGCTTTGCATTCGGGCTTTGCATTGCCATTCTTTACGTCATTGGCTGGAGCGTGGTGAGAATCTTCCAGGTGGTGGGTAATCTACTGGGGTGGGTAAAAAAATGACGGGGCTAATTTTCACAAAGCGCATTCGTGGAAAAGAGTTGCAGCGCCTGCGTGACTATTGGTTTATGTCCAATCCGTTATGCGTCACTTGCTTTGCCAAAGGCATACCAAAATTAGCGCAGGAACTCGATCACATCGTGCCGCTGCACAAAGGTGGAACCAACGAGGAAGAAAACTTGCAAGGACTATGCCGAGAATGTCACGCTGAGAAAACGAGAATCGATCTCGGATGGAAGGAGCGCGTCTCGATTGGCATGGACGGGTGGCCGGTTGAGGTTGACGGAGGGGGTAGGAAAAAAGTCTAATGCGATAGAAACTGAAAACCGCCGTGGCCCCTC